ATCAGCGTTTTCAGGCCACCAGACCTCACTTGTCGCGGCTTTGATCAGGATGACATAACGTCCGCCCTTTTCTCGCATCGCCATGGTGTGATCGATAATGTGGCGCATCCCGGTGATATACACATCGTCATGCTGCATTGCGCGGCTGTAAGGTGGGTTAGCGAATGCCGCTCCGTTCAGTTCGGCCAGGCGCTCTGACCAGTCATGCGTCAGCGCATTGTCTTCTGCTGTATAAAAATCAGGGCATTTTGAATTCTCGCCATCCGTGAATAGATCAAGCACCAACGGGCCAAACATGGCATTAATTCCCCAAAAAATGTTATCCGGGGTACACCACTGATCGCCAATCTCTTTAAGCTCATGAGAAGCTTTTCCACGAAGTTCATTCAGCGCCTGAGTATATTTATTAGTCATAAGTCACCCCACAAATCGGCCAGAGGTTTCATAAATCCGCTCGGAGCTTTTCGCTCTGGTGCACCAGGTCAGGCACTTCCGTTTACGGCGTAGACACTGCTCCCGCTCGGAGATGCTCTGTGATGCGTCAAATGCTAATGCCCATACCGTTGCGGCACGGAGGTAAAGCCCCTTCTGCTCCAGTTCCCCGGCCTGCTGGATTAGCGCTTTAGCGTGGCGTGTCTCCTGCAGCGGCTTAACGTCTGATTCGATACGGGACTCATTGAACGTGTATAAAAATTTGTTCTTCTCTCCACTCCGTGTTGTGTATCCGGCGTCGTACAGGCGATAAGCAGCACGCTGAACGGCTGGGCGCGGATACTGGGGAAACGCGTCACAGATATCGGCTGCGCTGGAGCCAGGGGCCGTTTTGATATATTCCAGAATTTCAGCAACCAGGCTCATGAGCGAAACCCCGCGTTTTCAGGGAGTGAGTAATCAACCTGGCCGTGGGTGGCCTTGAATGCCTGATCTTCTCGGGTTACTGGGCGATTGACCGCCGGACTTAGTTTCAAGGTCACTTCGTCCCACTGCTCACGCAGCTTGGAAGGGCTCTTGATGTTTTTCTTCCAGAAAGCATCCTGGTTGACGCGCTTGTACAACTCGCAGATTTGTTTGTGAGTACGACCGTCAAGAGTGCGCATGAGTCGAACATCGTTCGCCCATAAGTGCCAGTCAGGGTCTGCAGGAATAGATACGCTTGGATCTTGCTCTGCCGCGTCCTGGTACATCTTGCGGATTAACTTCCAAATCCATTGAGCACAGACTAAATCAGCCTCTGTTCCCCATTGCCGCTTGCTCAGATTCCAGGTGTACGCGTCTGGATGACTGTCTAAGAACTTTTCCAATGGCGATAACTCTGGCTCGTCGGGTTGCCCCGCAACCGGACAAGAGGGTTTTAAGATCTGATTGTGGTGATCTGTGTAATGATCTGTATAGAGAATAGGTTCCGCGACTTCGCGGCTAAGATTCTGTGATTCTGCGGAATGGGTTCCGTGATTCTGCGGAATAGGTTCCGCGACTTCGCGTTTCCCGTTCCGTGATTCTGCGGAATCCAGAGGGTCCGCGAATATAGCGGCAATTAAAGCCTCTCCGTTAACACGATAGTGGGTCTTTTTCGTACCATTAACTTGCCGCTGCGCTTTCTCGATGATGCCTGGTAGCCAGCGGGTGCAAATCTTGTTTACCAGCCTCTGAATCTGGTCCTCGCTTACACCACGAATTTCAGCAGCCAGCTCGCTATGCTCCTTGTAAAACCAGCCATCCTTCTGATCGGACTTACCTGACCAGAACACGAGCTGATTCAGCACCGCCCCAAGGGCATGCGCTTGCTGATCACCGGCAAAGAAGTCGAGGTAAGGTACAGGGATAGTGATGCTATTCCTCTGCCCTGACATCGACTGAACAATTTCAAATATCTGGCTCATCCCTGCCCTCTATCTCTGTGAAATATTGCAGGAATCTGTCGAGAGGGCTAAAGCACTCGGGCTTATATCCCTGAGCTTCTCGGAGGTAGATAACGCGGTTGCTTTCTGGCTCCCAGCGGATAACCCGAACAGGGATTCCGTATTGGTCTCTGAAATGCCGATTGATGTTGCGCATAGCTGAGCCTCCACCTCACGCCGCCAGTCACCCACAGCCCACTCGGTAAACTCGTGGGATACAACCGGGCGATCACCGGGTATATTTACTGCATAGCAATAATCAACCTTCGCTTTGCCACCAGGCATAGGCAGCGCAATCAGTTGCGAGCGGCGGTACGGTGTTGTTAATATGTTCATGCGTTAGTTCTCCACTCGATTGCTATGCGCCACGACGCCAGGAGCTGCACACTCGCTGGCGTCACCCTTTTCAGGCGCGCAAAAAACCCGGTACAGAAGCGTTAAATGCTCCTGCCACTTCGCCATAACCTGGTAACTGTTCTCTTCAATTCGCTCGCGTTCGTCAGCATCGATAACTCCGTCAGCCGTCGCTATGCGGACGTACTGGGAGTGCTCGCTGATCCATTCAATCGTTTCCATTAGGCGCTGATTGATATCTGCATTGTCGATATCTTCGACTTCCACCAGCGGAACAAAGACGCCACCGGAATGACGCGCTATCGCATCGGTAACATAGTGAGTGCCGCTTGCACTCTGGAGAAGGAGCGCCCACCAGAGAGGGAATATTTGGTCGCCACCATTGCGAAGGCGATTGTGCAAAGTGTCAGCAGATGGCGTGACATCATCGGCCTTGTACAAACCGAGTATTTCCGCAGCCTCTTCGTAGCCTCCGGGTAGATCAACAATTGTTCTCCTGATAGCGGCCACCAGCCATAAAGGCTGCTTTTCTGCTTTTAAGTGTTTTTTACCCACGGTTAACCCCTTGATTCTGTGGTTTGTTTTAAGCAGCAGTTTCGCTAGGCTTCTGGTACAAAGTCGCGTCATATTTGAGCGCGCCATCTGTAATTCGCTCGATCACGAATGCTTGTTTTTCTGGAATGACTTCACCCCAACGACAGACTGCTGGATGAGAAATTCCGAGAGCATTTGCGGTTTTTTGGATGCCACCGAAATGCTTTACAACGTCAGATTTGTGCATGTTTCCTCCTAAGTGATGACGCCTTAAAGGTAACAAAAGGTACATTAAATAGCAAACAACAGTTACCACAAAAACAGGTAACATTAGTTACATGAAAACTGAGATGAAAGACCGCATCAGATCCCGACGCTTACAGCTCGACATCACTCAACTTTCACTAGCCAATCGGCTTGGTGTAAGTAGGGTCTCCGTGACGAAGTGGGAGAATGGGACAACTAAACCAGATGGAGAAAACCTTCATCAGTTGGCGCTGTGCCTTTCAACCACTCCAGAATGGTTACTTTATGGTCACGGTGATGAAATTAACGATGACACTAAGGTTATTCCGTTCATTAAGCCCCCAACGGCTGTACCAATAATTTCTGCGGTTCAAGCCGGGCATTGGACTGAAAGCTATACTGCAGCGAGGCTTACTGATGTGATTTCATGGACGCAAACTACAGCGGATGTCTCCGAAGAGGTTTTTGGTTTAGTTGTGCGTGGTGAATCCATGACTAACCCTAACGGACTTCCATCAATCCCCGAGGGTTCTATTGTTATAGTCGAGCCACATTATGGACAGATGGATGATTTGTATGGAAAAATTGTAGTTGCCATTCTTGAGGGTTCTTCTGAGGCCACTGTCAAAAAGCTAGTTTGGGATAGCCCTCAATGCTATCTAATGCCACTTAATCCTGCATTCAAACCAATACCCATTGATGGCAACTGCCGAATCGTCGGTAGGGTCGTTCAAATCACCCAAAACCTCTAAATTTTTATTAAGCCAGGCAACCCCTGGCTATTTTTTCAACCCAAAAGGTAACTTTTGGAACATGCATGCTTGACTGGAAAGGTAACTAAAGGTACATTCATTTCATCAACAGCGAACAGAGCATTAAAGATGATAATGGTTGCTGGTTCAGAAACAAAAAGCGCCATCGTTACACGGCGCTTTGAAGAAAAAGATGTGGTGGGATTTTGGTCGGTCAGTGCTTGCCTTCTTGAGGGCTGTGAATTCCGGAGCTTTTCAGATTCTGAATATGTCTTTGCAGATCTGAAACCAAACTCTCAGCCATTTCAGGGGTAAGTGCAAAAAACTGAGTTTCTTGTGCTGATTCTAGCGGCTGCATAGGTGATGTGAGGTATTGAAATTTTAGTATCAGTGCATCGTATCCTGGCAACGGGCCAGCTTGCCAGCCAGAGACTGGAAACACTGGAATATCATCTTTATTAGACATGTAATTTCCTTACTCGGTTTGAACTCCCGTAAGGATATCACGCGCCGGGCGTGGTTAAAGTTCCCGGCACTAATTTAGCGAACAGGCAGGACGCCCACGAAGTAGCCGCCCCAGGCGTATGAAGATGGGGATGATTCGCAGGCAACAGTGGAGGATTAGCATGGGAAGTACAG